GCAGAAAAGCATAATAACTAATCTGAGTGAAATAAGCAAAGGCGTTTGGATTACCTGTCCTAGTTGCAGCTTCGATATTGTAATTCTTAATTGCCCTCAAACAATTTTCGATTGCGTCCATCACCATTTCGTCTTTATATGAATATCCGGCGAAATTAGGTTTACGTGAAAGACCTGTAGCAATCTGGTCAAAGCCAAGGGCAATGTAATTAGTTACAATAGGAATCTCTTCTCCAGCTGCTTTTGCTTTGTTGCATTCTTCAACATAATCACAAACAGCTTTTGAAAACCTTTTGTTATTTATATAATCGCTTGGTTTCTTCTTTTTACTCATAAGAATGCCTTAATTAAATATAAAATTTATTATAAATAATTCCTGATAAAAGTAAAGATAAATTTTTTACTTTACATTCCTGAAAAATAGTATATACTTCAGTTTACTGATCAGGACCCGGAATATACCCCTAGTGCACAGTGGTGTTTACAAAGTCAATCAGGTCGTCTTCGAATTCCATAGCAACATCTTCAACGACATCATCTTTGATGACTTCTTTGTATCCTTGAATAATTTTTTCTTTTGGATTTGCAATTGATACAACAGAAAGTGGTGCGATATTTACCAATTCACTGCTTTTTGCAGTTAATATCCATGGAAATAATGCGATACCTTCTTCGTTCAATTGGACAATATAAGGACTATCAAGCGAAACTATATTATCAGGACCGTCCTTAATTCTAGCAACAACTTCCTCTCCAGTTACTAATTTGATTACTTTGATATTATCGTTTTCATTCATAGAGTCACCTCATGGATTTCGTAGTCAAACTTTTCTCTTTTGTATATTTTCATTCGTTCAATAGCATGTAAGAGAGTATAGTTTTTGGTTTTATTATGATGCATATCATCAGCTATGTCATAAAGTGTAGTCTCCCTACCGTCTTCTGATTTTCTAAGCCCTCTACCGATGCTTTGTAATACCTTTACTTGAGATTTTGACGGCGAAGCGAAAATAATATTATGTAAATTTCTAATGTTTACGCCAGTTGAAAAAGTACCGAGGGAAGCCACTATGATCGAATCTTTTTCTTTTTCAACAATGCCTCGTATTTCTTCACGAACTTGTGAATCAACCTCACCTGAAACAAAGAAAACTTTTCTATCATTTTTCGCTTTTACGTTAATTAAATCATAAATTACTTTTCCATGTTTTTCTACATACTGAAATAATACTAGAGTATTGCCTTTCTGATCTAATGCTAGGTTTTGAATCAGTCGGTTACGTTTTTCGTTACCAACAATATGATCAATTTCATAGTGGTAATCTTTAGTATTTATAACATCCTTACAAACTTCTCTGGGATGCTTTAGAATAAGCATATGAATTTTGAGTTTTGCCAAGGTGTCATTGTCGATTAATTTTTTAGTTGTAGTAACTTTAAATACTCTACCGAACAATCCTTCTAGAACTAACTTATGCGTCTGTGTACCGTCCAGAGTTCCTGTCAGACCGAACCTGTATTCAGCCTCACGAGATTTATTCATTATACCTGCAAGAGACTTTGCCTTAAATCCATGAACTTCATCACCAAAGACACAACCAAACTGCTGAAACCATGCGCTTGGTAATTGATAAATGGATTGCCATGTTGATACAAAGACTCTTTGCGGAATATCGTTCTTTGGCATTCCTGCATAGATTCGATGAACGACTAATGAAGCGTTTAATCCATATGATTCAAAATCAGCATACATTTGTTGAACCAAACCAGTAGTTGGAACAACAATCAAAATGCGTTTATTATAGTATTCAAGATACCACATCATTAAAACATAAATAATTAATGATTTACCTGAGCCTGTTGGAGAAAGCAGAATGACTCTTTTGGATTGTAAAGCTTGAAAAATTGCATCAAACTGATAGTCTCTTACCTCAAAAGGCAAATGAAGCATTTGAATAAACTCATAGACTTCTTTGGGGCTTATGTCTTCTTTTTGATTGGGAGCGCCATAGTCATCGTTGCTCTGAACATCGAGCGTATAATTTCTTGGCTTGGCAAAATCTAAAAGGTAATCCCAAAGGCCAACTGGAAGTTCATTATTCCTGTTGTTAAAAAGCCTAGTCTTCCCATCCCAGCGTCCACTCTTATACGCTGGCATGTATTTGTAGCCAGGAGTTTCAAACGAAAAATAATCTGTAAGTTCGCTGGCTACTGATGGTTCGCATCGTATCTCTAAAGCTGAATAATTTTTTTGTTTTATTTTTAAATCAGCCATTAACCCCCCGCTTCAAACCGTCTCCAATCAATCATATTTTTGATTGTTGAATGTCTCCATTTTAAATTATTAATAATTTCATCCAGCGTTTCGATGGTCGTCTTAAAATACTGAATACGCTCTTCTGATTTTTGAATGTCTGTATCTGCATCATAATAATAATTCATTTCACCCTTCAGAACCTTTAATCCCTTAAAAGGGTCAAACTCCCAGCCTCTTTCTTTAATTTCATCTTCATCCATCTTACCATTGTAATAAAGCCATTTTTGTTTAAGAAGAGTCTTTTGATCAAGCTCTGCCTTTGCGAGCTTTAACTTTGTAAGCGATCTTATCTCAAGATACTTAGCATGAAGGGAAGGAGTTTTTCTCGATTCCTCATCAAGGTTCATTTCATCAATTGAACAGTCTTCTTTCCACAATTCTAAAATAGCGCTCAAATCAAGTTTCATGTCACATCCTAAAAAATTATTTTAAATATTATATAATATTATCCCTTGAATTCAAAGCCCGTAAACGCAAATGATGCTTGAAAAGTTAAATATTCGATACTCGTTGCAACTGAAGAAAGTCTAAGGCCACTCAAAGATGTTGGAGTGCAACCTTTATATAAAATGCGTTTTGTTTGATTGTTATGGCTTGTTAAAATTGAAATAGAAATATCAGCTTGGCTAGGAGGAGTTGGGTTTGTTCTACTTGACCTTGGCCCTTCACCAACAAAATTTTCATTTACTAATTTTTCAAACCATTCATACAATTCGATATACGACTTAATATCTTCATCTAAAATAAATTGAATCTGTAATTCAGAATAAGAAATCGTATCCCCAGGAAACGCTACATTGTCGATACGTCTGAATGGCATCGCAGGGGCACCAAGGTTTACGTCTGGATGATCTACTGATTGAGCAAAAAATTCCAAGTTAGGATAATTTTCTCTGTCAATAACAACTTTAAATCCAGTTGGCTGTAAGTAATTGATGTTTTCTGTCAGTACCATTGTCTACTCCAAAAAGAAAGGGTGAGCCTTTCGACCCACCCTAGTATTTATATAACCAGTATTATTTTTATTATTGTTGCGATTAGCCTAAGATATTCGCAACTCTGAAGATTCTGTAGTACTGGTTTGTCTTAACTGGCGCAAGACCGTCAGTTGGGTTTTCGCCAACGAATGGGTTGGAAACGATACCGTAACGAGTCTTGAAGCCAATCTTAGGCTGGAAGCTGTCTTCGTCAACCGCACGTACCATGGTCAGTGGTACGTATGGGCAGTAGAACACGCCAGCGTCATATGCGTTAGTACCCTTGTAACCTACAGTTACATAGTCAGTAGTCGCATATGGGTCGATGTACACTTTCATCTTACCGTTAAGTACACCAGCAAAAGTGCTACCAGTGTCATCAACGTTCAGAGCAGTGGACAGAGCAGGAGCATAGTCCAGCATACCAGCAGCTGCGAAAGCAGAAGCTACGTCAGAAGAACAGATAACGAAGTTACCACGACCTCTACGAGTTTCTTTTGCAATCTTGTTAGCGTCACGCTCAAGCTGGAAGATCAGACCCTTGAACTTCTCAACAGACCAACGACCGTCAGCATCAGTGTTCAGGTCAAAGTCTGCAGAAGCAGCACCAGCAGCAGTCAGAGCGCCACCGGACTTAGCTTGGGAGTTAATGGTACGGATAACTTCACGGTTAATTTCTGCCAGGATTTCGCCAGACAGAATGTTAGCCAGCTCAGTTTCAGCTTCCAGACCATGGATCGCCTTCAGGTCTTGAGCGAGTTCCATGGTGTATTCAGCCTTCAGCGCACGAGTCTTAGCAGTTACAGTCTGCTTGTCGATTGTGAAGCCCATTTCTGCGAAAGCAGCATTACCAGTTGTACCAAGGTCTTCGCCTTCAGCAGTTGTCATACCACCGCCAGCAAGAGCAGTAGCACGAGCATCGTCAGCGGAGGAGTCAGAGTCAAAGTTAGACTCGGACAGACCAGCAGGGTCTGCAGGCTGTGCGGAGAAGCCGGAGTCACCAGAGAAGCCAGTGTATGGCTCTTTAATACCCAGTGCTTCAGAATCAGCAGTAGCGCCGCCACGAGTAGTCTTGTAGCGAGACTTCATAGCGAAGATCAGGCCAGTAGGACCAGTCATTGGCTGTACGCCACAAACGTCATATGCGATCAGGTTTGGCATAGCACGGCGAACGAGGGAAATCAGAACTGGGTCGAACTTGTCAACGTTACCAGTTTCTGTGCCATATTCGTTCAGCATACCAAAGGAAGCTTGGGAAGCTTCTTCACGCATAGCACGCTCTTGGTTTTCGAGAATAGCAGCAGTTACCTGTCTGCGGTAGTGATCGGAAATAGGACCAGCAGTTTCTTCGTTCAGTACTGGCGCCCACTTATTTACGAGTTTATCGTAAGATACAGGAGCTTGCATTTTTAAACACCTTCTTTCTAATTATTGTGGTTTATGAGTTCTTTTAAGAGCAGTTACATAACGCTGCATAGATTCGCTCACTTCTTGCGTTTCCGCATCTTCAGCAACCTGCTCTTCAGCAACTGTAACTTTCTTCTTGGTGAAGTAAGATTCTTTGATAGTTGATACTTTTGTTGCAAAAGTTTCAGCATCTTCGAAATCAATATCTTCAGCCAGGGACTTCAACTTTTCTACCTGAGTCTCAGCGAGATCACGGGAATGTTCACGGATGATAGCATCACGCTTCAGTTCTTCCAGCTCACCGCTTTGACGGATAGCAGCTTCAGTGGTTTCGTTTAATTTTTCTTCCAGCTCACGAACAGTCATAGACAGTTCATCAACCAGATCGACCTTAGACTCAGGAACTTCAACATAAGACTCAGTGAACAGGTTCTTAAGACCGTTCATAAAGTCTTCAGCAATCTCAGTACGGATACCCGCTTCGATAGCCAGCTTGTTTTCTTCCATGAACTTTTCAACAACATAGTTCAGATAGCTGTCAATTTGCTCAACCATTTCTTCACGAGTTGTTTTAAGTTCTTCGTCAAGTTCTTCCTGAAGTTCAGCTTCAATGCGAGACACTTCCTCAGATACTTTTGACTTAACAGCAGCTTCCATAATGACAGCAGCCTTAGTCTTAAAGTCTTCGGAAAGTGTTGCTTCAGATTCAACCAAAGCATTCATATCAGCGGAAACGTCTACAGAGACAGCTTCTGCCTTTTCGTGAATAGCAGGAGTAGCTTCTTCGCCCTCTTCCAATTCAACGTCTTCCATCATTTTACCGTATGCAGCCATGAGAGCATCTTTTTTCATGCCGCTCATTTTTTCATACATAGCATTGATCATTCCAGCTTTTGTTCTTGGCATTTTTTGGTCGCCTTTATTGGCTTCGCCGCCAGGAACAGGAGCTTTTTTGACTTTTGCTGAACCCGCAGCAACAGAAGCGATAGAAGCTTTTTCAGTTTCTACCCCATCCTTTGCTTCGGAAACATCAACTGCTTCAGATTCTTCGGAAGTTTCTTCCTCAATAACCTCTTCAACAGTTTCAATGTCGTCTAACATTTCTTGTTCAGACATGTTTATCTCCTATTAAAGATTAATCTTAGAGAGGAAATTCTTAAACTCCCGAATCTCAACCGCAGAGCGGTCAGACCTAGAAGCATTACGGATTTCAGTCTCAATTCTTTCAAGTTCTTGGGCTTCTAAAACACCGTTGTTCCAAATCCATTCTACACCTTCCATAATTCCATTAACGAAAGCTGATGGTGCAGAGGGATCTTGTACGATGTCCACGGTATTCATAATATAGTCTCTACCGACCATATTAATTCCACCCTTTTGCTCAAGAGTTCCCATACCACGAGTTGAAACACCTAGCTTAACTCCACCATCTAAGAGACCTTTCACAATCTGACCATTAGGGGTGTCAAGAATAAGTGCCTTTCCCATCACATCATTGCCGTTCCACTTGAGTTCGGTGATGCGGTGGGATACTTTATCTAAGTTAATGATAGGACCAGCAGGGTGATTTAACTCACCTACTGCACGTTGGGTTTGTACCTGTTCCTTGTCATACTTAGAAACTGCGTTTTCCAAAATTTCTTTTGGATAAATTCTACCGTTGCGGTTTTTCTTTTCCGCTTGTGCAAAGATACCTTCAATCACATAGTTCTTACCACCGTCTTCTGTGGCTTCAACGATATACTCTACTTCTTCTGTATGTTCAGTGATTAATTTCATTTAAAGTATCCGCTAGTTGTTTTTTTCGATCCTATATTAGAAGCGGTCGCTCCGGTTTTTCCGGTCAACCGCTTACTCATTTTTTTGCCAAAATCCCGAGCATGCCGTATAGCTTCACGCTCAGTTCCAGTTGAATGGACAATTTCATTATCATGCATCACATGATGTTGGTTGTCTTTTTTAGTTACCATCATTTCGTGACCACCGTGATTAATCACTTTTACAATTTTGTGGCCCTTTGGTGCAATGTTGATACTAAATTCTCTAAAGGTTTTCATCTTCCGTTTCTTCTTCTGAAGTTTCTGTAGGTTCTTCTACTTCATCAGCTTCAACTTCTGGAGCTTCTTCTTGCTCTTCTGCATTATTAAAAACTTGTGCAGCAACTGCAGTCTTTTCGTCATCAATCCGAGTTGCTAATCGGTCATTGATTAGTTCAGAAAACTGCTTTTCGGCTTCTACAAAATTTTTAGTTGTAACATTATTAAGAAAATCAACGATTTCAACCATTTAAGAGCTCCAGTTTCAAAAATACTGTAATTATTTATAAAAATTAAATTTTACATTAATAAAAGGTTTTAAAGAATTTACTTTGAATATCTTTATTCACTTGCTTTGCTAATATTAAAACATTATTTATTAGTTCTATATTGAGCAGTTCTTCAATTTTGTAGCCAATAATACACATTGAATTAGCGTTGCCCACATCAGAATTAGGGAAAATGCCTCGATCATATCCTGAAATATAAAATGGGTTCCCGATTAAATGACTTGGATTTGCATAATAAAACCCTTCATTGTTCATCAGGGTTATTTGTGGTGTTTTCGCTGCATGAGCATGTAGATTCCACATACCTCCATATCCAAAACAAAATTCACAAGTAAACAGATGATGCATAACCTCTCTTATAGGCGTCCTATATTCGATCTCAACTACATCAAAATGTTCAGATAAAAAATCTTTAAGTCTCGTCCAAGATTCCTGTGACAATGGTCGTTTAATTGTATTAACAGACCTTATATTTAAAAAAGAGTGGTGTGCCTTTGATACATCTTTTTGCATTATATTGTAACTATCAATTAAAGTGCTTCTCCAAAAAACCACTTTATTCTTTTTTCTTTTTTGTTCATTACGGAAAAGCCAAACATAATTGCGTTTGAAAAAATCATCGCCTTCAGTTTGATAGTATTTAAATAATTCATGGCGCATATGATCATATCGCCACATTTTTGTAGGAATATTTACAGATTCAAAACTTAAATCCAATAAGAAATTTTTTTCGTAATCAAAAATCTCTGAATAACATTCAGTTTGATCAAGGTTATAATTTTTTTCTTTGAGCATTTTCTTCGCCCAATGAACCTCAAATACAGGTAAATCGGTATTATCTCTACCGCCAAATAACCATGAATATTTCTGCATAGCTGACAATATTCGCATTCGATCGCCAGCTGCTCGTGAACCTACAAATTCCATTTATTCCAATAATCATCATAAAGAGTTTCAGTGGTATCTTGGAACCATGGCCCACCCAATGTGAAATGAATATTTTTTATTTCAGAATTAAATTCATATTCACCTGCTAACCAATTCCATTCTAAGGGAATCTTTCCCACTTTGTCTGCCCATTTAAATTGATGTAAATCCAATCCTTGAGCATTATAAACATAATTTAGAGTCAAAGAAGTGCATTTGTTGCAATTAAACAGCATTAGGCTTGACCAATTTTTCTTATCATATTGTTTCTGATCATTGCCTAAAAATTTATTTTGTGTGCTCGGAATATAATCATGTTGACAAACTTGAACATCATACTCAGCTTCCCTCAGCGCCCACAGATTTGAAATATCATCAAGCATCAGCATATCACAATCCATGTAAATAGCCCATCCCTGATATTGTTTAAGATATGGAACTAAAAACCTTGATATACTAAAAGCGGTCGAGCCTTCAGCTTTCCTTGTGAAAAAAGATTTAAAATTTTTTAAATGAAGCGGGGTTATTCTTACGGGAGAAGAACTATGTGATATAATAGAATCACATAGTTTCGAGTAAGCTATCTTTTCTCGTTCATCATAACCAATAAAAATATCAATCATTATTAAATTTAAGCTTCTCCCGTATCTTCTTCTTCGCCTTCAGGTGGCTCTGGCGGACCTTCTTTAGCGATTTCTGATTCGATCGTTTTAATCTCATCATCAGTCATCATTAATACATTTCTTTGAATCCAATTCTGAGAATAGAATCTACCAATGTAAGGGTCCATTTGCTGAAGAGTCGTTATACGCTCTCTAAACATTTCAGCATGTTTTAATTCTGTGAAATAGTTGTCTGTAATATAATCAATTACAATATTATGTTTCCAAGTTTCCCAGTCATCATCAGTAATAATACCTTTAAGCATAAGCTGCTTTTTAAGGATATTCATGAATAAATCTGAAAATCTTTTCCGCAGTCTTGAAATAAATTTTTGGAATTTAAATTCGTCTCGGGTAATCTCAGAAGAACGACCTAAAATCCCTCCGCCATTTTGTTCAGGGTCAAGTCGACCTACAGGAACATTAAGGGACTTATATACTTTCTTTTGAAAATAAATAATATCGTCGATTTCGCCAAGGTTTTGACCGCCAGGAAGTGTGGAAATTTCTGTTCCTCGCCCACCTTCACGTCTCGGCAGCCAAAAATCTTCAAGCATAGACATATGCTTCTGGTCATTCCTAAGATCGCCAGTGTTTGCATCATAAACAAGTTTGTTTCTATAGCGAGCCATAATATCTTTTAGGTATTGTTCAGCCTTACCTCTCGGTAAGTTACCTACGTCGATATAAAAGATACGACGTTCAGGCGCTCTAGCTAAACGGTAGATGACCAAAGCATCTTCCATCATACGTAACTGATTAATTGGCTTAATCGCCTTATGTAAATAAGAGATCACTTTCTTGCGTGGCGAATCAAGCAATCCGCTAGTCACATAGCTGATCGAGTCTTGGGAAATTTTAATAGTGTTATTTGGCTGACTACCGCCAGCAATTTTAGTAAGATAATTAGCAGCTCTATCTTCGCTATACAAGTAGTATTCATCAACTTTTGTAATAATTTCAGCGCCAGTTTTAGGATCTTTTTGTTTTTTGATCTCTTTAACTTTGCGAATTTTAGTTGAGTCAATTGGGCGAATTTCTTGAATGCCCTCTTGTGGAGCTTTAGGGTCAATCACTAGATGGTGATACATCCTACCGTCGATATAATACTTGCGGAAAATATCATGCGCATAATTTTGAAAATCAAGCATGTTGCAAATATCATCAAACTCTTCTTTAATATTTTTCTTAATTGAATCAGAGGTTTGAATGTTATCTAAAACAATATCAATAACTTTGTCTTCTCCAGAAATAGCCTCATTGACAATATCCTCGATCGCAGCGTCAACTTCTGGATGTTCTGCGAGAGTACGGTATTTTCTAATTAAATCTTTATCGTCTTTTGCGTTATCGCCGCTAAGGTCAACAAAAGAACCATAATAGCTACCAGACGCAGTGACATAACCTGCGCCATCATCATCCAATGGCGGAACAATAGAAGGTAATTGTTTTTTCTTTTTGTTATTAGCTCTTGAGATTTCAAACCCAAAAACTTTTAAACTATTGTCGTCTGCCAAAATTTATCTCCAAATAAAATAATAGGGGAGAAAGTATCCCCCCTATTTATAATCCATATTAGGAAGTGGTATTGGATTCCCAGTACTGGACTTGGAATGTTACACCAAATTCTTCAATCGAGTTTGTTGCATCATAGGATACATCGATCGGAGAAATACCAGTCGGGAAGGAACCACGGAAGTTATATGTCTTAAGAATATCTCCATTCTTATCTAGCTGTTCTACAATCAGGTCAGCTTGATAATCAGTAGGGTTTGTAAGACCTTCGTTAGTGGTGTGCCCATTAATACCGTTCATCCAACGTTCCATAGCATTACGGACGTTAAAATCGGTGTCATTGATTACAGTGATGTCCCAAGTATCAAAGGTTCTATCTCCAGCAATCTTTAACTCACGACCTCTAAACGGTACAACAATTTCAGCCATTACGGATGCAGGAAGCTGCGCAGCTTTACACATAAAGGATGTTAATTCAACATCGCCACCTGCATATCCAGGAAAGTTAATTGTTGCTTTGAATAGGTTTGAACGAGCACCGCCACCTTTCAGTTTTGCTTTGAAGTCATCAACTCCAAGAATAGCCATTTCTTATCTCCTCGTTAGCGGTTTAGAATTGTTGGCCAACTACTTCTTCAAAGTCTACACCAGTTCTAACAGCAACAAAGTTCAGAGTAATGAAGTTGATAGAACGGGCAGGTTTGATGAAGATAGTGGCAATAAACTCGTTACGGTCAATAATTTCAGGAGTGTTATTTGTTTCGTCACAAACAACTCTGAAGTCAGTGATACCACGACGACCTTTAACCTCTCTTAAGAAAGGTTCAACAATGTTTACAAATTCTGCTCTGGTAAATTCATCGTTGAATTCAAACAGCACAGATTTTGCAGCTCTTGCGATAGCTCTTTCCAAAGTCAGGAACAAACGACGAACGTTAATACGATCAAACGCCGAAGGTCTACGCAACATAGTCTTATCGCCAAACAGAGTAATTCCAGATCCTGGAATGTTAGCGATTGGGTTTACGTTAGCTCTGTAGAGTCTATCACGATCAGCTTTCACTGGAGAGTGGGCGATGTCTACAGCGTTAAAGTAGTTACCTCTTCTGAGGCCAGCTGGCGAGAACCATGGAGCAGTTTGAATATCAGACTGTGCCATTAACCCTGCTGTTGAAGAGTTAGCTGGAATGTCAATATACTGATCATTATACTTATCGAAGATTTTAATGTAGTTATTATCCAAGAAAGTATAAGAACTGGAAGGTAACAGGTTAGCAAACTTAATTGTTTCTGTAACAGGGTCTGTCGCACCAACTACAGCATCTTTAGGAGGCGAAGCAACAACCACACAGTCTTTACGAGTTGTAGCAGCAATACTATTCAGATCAGTGATAATTTGATCAGCTGTCGTATTTGCTCCATTAGATGTTGTTACAGGTGGGGAGATTAAGAAATCAACTTGGTATGCATCAACATCTTCAATTAAATCAAATGCATTGATGTATTGAGAAACGCCAAGCGATCCGGAGTTAGCTCCATTAACAAGGTCAATAATTTTTACACCTTGAGCAGAATCAATTAACGAGTAATCGTCGCCAGAATCTGCATCGCTACCTGCTCCACCAACCCTGAAGTCAGAGTCAATATTAGCAGCGTCAACCAACCAGACATAACCCGACTGATTGTTTAATACGTCTGCGATATAGTTCGTGGAACCGTCAGCATTTTTAGCATCTCTTGCTAAAGAAAGATATGGGAATGTTTCTAAGACAGTCCCTTTAGTTCCAGTGAATTGACCATCGCCATCAAGAATAGCTACGTGAACTTCGTCTTTTTGTGCGTTTTTACCTAACGCATAGGCGGAACTTAAAGGGCGACCATCAAATTGATTTCTCAGAGACCAATTGGTGAATTGACCGCCAGCATTAGAATCGAATTGAGAATTAGCAGCCGAATCATCAGCGTCGTAACTACAAATCTGAATTTGAAGAGAGTTACCTAAAGTTCCAGGATATTTTGCGATGAAGCTATGTCCATCGGAATCAAGAGCGCTTCTAATAGAATTGAAGTGCGCTTCGTTCTTAATAAGCGACTGCGACCTTGTGGAAGCTTGGGATACGCCCGAAGACACCCCATTAGCTGTATCTGAATCAAAGGCATTGTATGCAGCGCTTGTTACAGCACGGATGTTAATTAATTGATCCGAGTATTTTGTAAACTGAGCAGCGGTAAGAAAATCAACCGCATTGTTTGTATTTGGTGTCGCAAACAAAGAAACAAGAGTTGCTTCATTGTTGACGAAAGTAGGTTTTTCAACAGGTCCCCAACGGTAATTACCTACAAATACGCCAGTAGTTGTTCCTACGTTTGGAACAATACCAGTGAGGTCAAACTCACGGACTACTACTGCTGGAGACAAAGAAGGCGTGAAAAAAGCCATGAGTCTTCCTCTTTTTCGTTTTGATTAATTATAAGATATACATGATAAGATCTTTCAAACATCAGTAATATTTATAAATAAATCATTTTTTAGAAGACTTCTGTTACTTTATGGAGAGTCCAGCGATCTCTCCCAACTTTTTCGACTTTAGGTTCTTCGATGCCATTATCTATTACACCAAAGGGAGTTATCTCGTTTTCAATGGCTCTAATTTGTTCTTGATATAACATTTCCTTAACATCAATGTCTGTATCGTTCATAAACATTTCTGTTCCAGCATACCAACCGAACATAACTAAATTCATCATTAAGTCATCATGGTTACCATCCGAGGCTTCAAAGGATTGTCCTCTTGCCTCAAAAGTCGAACACTCGCTGATTGTTTCTAAATCAACAATTAAAAGTTTGTTTTCTTCCAATAAATCTTTAATATGAGAACAGCCAATTCTTTTAGATTTTCTGTTCATCGTCATGCCGATAGCGCTTGCTTTTATAAAAGATTCAACAAACATATTATCATATTCAATATCATAATATAATCCGTTTGCTACGACTGATCCAACATCATTAGATTCTACAATCACATAGGCATCATTATATTCTCTTGCCCAACGATGAATAATATCTGGAAAAAGAATAGGAGAAATTAAATTACTTCTATAAACTGCGACTTGTTTAAAAGGTCGTTGCGTTATATCAAAAATACTGAAAGTAGAATAATCTTGCCCTCTTCCCTTTGAAACATCGACAGTCATAATATAGTCGCTACGTTCTTGAACGTTATCATAAACTTTAACGTCATTATGTTCACGGATTGGAACAGCAGCTTTCATATTCATAAGAGTTTCGGCATTGATGAGTGTATTACCTGTACCGAAGAAAGTGTTACCAAATTCTTGCCTAAACTGTAATTCAGATGTGTTGGCAATAGTTTGCTTTTTCCATTCCTCATCACGGCCAGGAACATCCCACCAATCTACACGGAATGGTTTAAACTCATTAACCTCTTGAATCGCCCCTTCATAAATCTTATGAAACGGATTACCGATACCGTTTGCTGTCGAAGTAATTATAACCTTTGCGCTTTCAGAAGAAGAGATAACAGGATATGTTGAGGTATAAAACTCAGCAGCGTTCTCGACAAAGGCAAACTCATCCAAAAACAGTAAGTTTACTGAGAATCCTCGAATAGAGCTGGAGGAAGTAGCTGCAGCAATGAT